GGTCGCGAAGCACGCGGCTTTTATGCACCAGACAGCTTCTGGGGCGGTCGTCGTGACTTGACTGTTGGCACAGCTACAGCCGGTGGTCACTTGGTCGGAACAGATCATCTTGGTGATCAGTTTGTTGATGCCCTGCGCGCGCGTTTGGTATTCAACGAGCTTGGTGCGCGGTTTATGACTGGTCTGCGTGGCGATGTTGCTATTCCAAAGCTGGCAACTGGCGTTTCAGCCGGTTTCGTTGCTGAAAATGGTGCAACTAATGAAGTCAACGCTGTTTTCTCACAGATCACAATGTCACCAAAGTCACTTGGCGCATTTTCAGACGTTTCACGCCTGTTGATGATCCAATCTGACCCATCTGTTGAGCAGATTGTTCGCGATGACTTGCTGAACGCAATCGCACAAAAGATTGAAGATGTTGCGATTGAGGGCGGCGGTTCTAACGAGCCAACCGGCATCACTGGCACCGCCGGTATCGGTTCAGTTGCAATCGGAACCAATGGTGGCGCACTGACTTGGGATGCCATCACTGACCTTGTTAAAGAGGTTGAGGTTGACAACGCTGCGATCAACGCAAACACACTTGCTTATTTGACCAACCCGAAAGTTAAGTCACATATGGCTTCAACTCCAAAGGTTGCTTCAACTGACAGTGTTATGCTTCTGGATGCGCCTTGGAACAGCCTATATGGTTACGACCTTGCTGTTACCAACAACGTACCATCTAACCTGACAAAAGGCACACTGACCACCGCATCTGCGCTGATCTATGGTGACTTTAGCCAGCTTATGATGGGCTTCTTTAGCACACCAGACATCTTGATCGACCCTTACACAGCCGGTTCAACTGGTGCAGTACGCATCCGCGTAATGCAAGAGATGGACTTGGCCGTTCGTCACGCACAGTCATTCGCTGCGTGTCTCGACATTGATGCCTAACTAAACTGACGGGGCGGCGCAAGTCGCCCTGTCTTTCCCATAGGGGCTTAATATGAAAATCAAATGCAAGCGGAATATTCTGATCGGCGGTAAAGCGCACGTTGTTGGCGATATTGTCGAAGTTACTGAAAACGTGGGGCTTGATCTGGTCAATACCGGCAAGGTCGAGGTTTATGAAGAAAAGCAAGGCATCACTGATCGGGCTATTGGCCTAACAAAAAAATCAGCGTCCAGCCTTATTAAGCGGAACACAAAGAAAAAATGACGATGAAACTGGTAAAAATCACAACGCTGAAAGACTGCCAAGCGGGATCAGTCGGCATTATGCTTGAGGGCGAAGATCACGATGTTCGCGAAGATGAGGCGAACAAGCTGATTGATCGCGGCTATGCAAAGCTATGGTCAGCTAAAGTGGCTAAAGTAGCTAAAGTGGCTGATGAGGATGCCGACTAATGGCAGTCGAAACCGCAGATGATCGCGCCATCTTTGTTGGCGTTGATGATTTCGGGGTTGCTGCGACCTATAATGCGACCACGATTAACGGCATCTTTGATAATGATTTTGTCGAGGTTGACGCTGGCGGGGGCGTTGGTTTTGCATTACAGCAACCACGCTTTGTTTGCCGCACCGCAGACGTTAGCACCGCAGCCGAAGGCGATACTATCACGATCAACGCGGTGGCCTATACGATGCGGATTGTGCAGGACGACGGGACTGGTATGACCACGTTGGTATTGGAGAAACAATAATGGCGCACGTCCGGCAGCAAATCCGCGACCAGATCGTGACGACATTGACGGGATTGACTACCACCGGCAGCAACGTATTCCGCAGCCGTATCTTCCCGCTGGAGCAGACAAAGTTGCCAGCACTGTGTATTTTTACCAAGAGCGAAGCGACCGAATTTGATACAATCACGCTGGCTCGTTCGGTAAATCGGGTTTTGGACGTTGCCGTTGAGGCATATGTTATTGGCACAGCGAATTATGATAATGCGCTGGACACTATTGCGGTTGAGGTTGAAGAGGCCATTGCCGCTGATGTAACGCTAAACAATCTGTCAAAAGATGCACAGGTTGTTGCGTTTGAGGCTGACTATTCGGGCGATGGCGAACAGCCTGTGGCCGTTGGTCGGTTCACAATATCGGTGCAATATCGCACCAAAGAAAATGACGTTGAAACTGCCGTTTAAGGAGATAAACCAATGGCGACTTTTAAGGGTAACGATGGTGTCGTACTTATCGGCACAGACGTAATGGCTGAAGTGATTAGCTTTTCTGTTGATGAGACTGCCGACACTATTGAAGATACAGTGATGGGCGATACCTCAAAGACTTACAAAGCCAGCTTCACAGATTTCACCGCAACTGTTGAAACATATTTTGACGACACAGACACAGCGCAAAACAACGTGACCGCTGGCGATACTGTTGTTCTGAAATTGCAGATGGAAGGCAACACAACCGGCGACCATCAATTGACTGGTTCAGCGATTGTCACCAGCCGTTCAATCGGTGTAACATCTGATGGCATTAACACCGCCACCTATTCGCTGCAAGGCACTGGTGGTCTAACTGAAACTGTCGTTTAAAGGGGTAAATTATGGGCTTGGGAGAACAGATCGCCGCAAGGCGTAACCGCGACCGCAAGGTCATTAAAGTTGATGAGTGGGGCGAAGATGGTCAGCCGTTGGTTATTTATTCTGGAGCCATTACCGCCGGAGACATTGACAAGCTGCAAAGAAAGCACAAAGACTTTCTTAACAATATGACGATCAGCGGTATGGTTGATTTGATTATTAGCAAAGCTGAAGATGCCGATGGCAAGCGATTGTTCACTCTTGAAGATAAAATGTTTCTAATGGGTGATAGCGTGGCCTTGATTGCTGATATTGCTGGGCAGATGTTTGGTGATGTTGAAAGCATTGAGTACGCTGAAAAAAACTAAAGGGCGACCCGTTGAGGCTGAATATGCTGGCCTTGGCGGATCGCCTTCACAAGACACAAGCCGAAATTGAAGAATTGACGCTGAATGAATTAAACGAATGGTTTGCTTATTTTAGGGTGATTGAAAATGGTAATGAAAAATAATCTGCCGATCACAATCACCGCTAAGAATAACACCGGCACAGCGTTCGCCAGCTTGCGTTCTAGCCTTGGCAAAATCAAAGGCGCGGTTTTCAACGTGCAGACCGCCATTGCTGGCCTAGCTGGCGCAACCGGCTTTGGCCTTTTGGTCAAGTCAACTGTTCAAACAAACAGAGAATTTCAGTCACTAGAAGCATCGCTAAAGACCTTTTTAGGGTCAGCCGAAAACGCGTCAAAAGCATTTGAAATATTGCAAGTGTTTGCCGCTAAAACACCATTTGCATTAAAAGAGGTCGTCGGCAGCTTTAACAAGCTGATTGCCGTTGGTCTAAAGCCATCAATTAAAACGATGGTGGCGTTTGGCAACATTACGTCTGGCGTGGGCAAATCCCTTGATCAGTTTGTTGAGGCTGCGGCTGATGCGGCTGTTGGCGAGTTTGAACGCCTAAAGGAATTTGGCATCAAGGCCAAAACAGAGGGTAATAAGGTTTCGTTTACCTTTAAAGGTATGACGACAACAGTGGAAAAAAGCGCAGACGCTATTACCGGCTATTTGGTCGGGTTAGGCGAAACGCAATTTGCCGGTGCTATGGCAGAACAAGCTAAGACCTTAAACGGCGCGTTTTCAAACCTTGGCGATAATTTCGATACATTCAAAAAGGCGATAGGCGAGGCTGGCTTTAATCAAGCCTTGATCGAAGTGTCGAGATTTTTCGGCGATATGATGCAAAGCAGTAACGGGTTGGCAACGTCAATCGGTCAATTCCTAGCGTCCGGCGTGCGCCTTATTCCGACTATATTTACAAACATCGGTAGAATGGCTGATTTTGTTTCGCGTAATATTGACTTTTTACGGCGCAGTTTAATTGCCGTAACATCCTATCTTTTTGCTAAAGCTATTCTTGGTCAAGCGTTGGCGTTTATTAAGTTTGGCAGCGCGTTGTTAAAAGCGCAAAAGGCTATGATATTGTATCGCGGCGCACAGAAGATGCTGATGGTTGGCACGCTGACTGTGATCGCCGTAATTGCATCAATGACCGATAATCTAGACAAGGTTATTAACGCAATAAAGTTTGCGGCTGATGAGTCAATGAAGCTGGCAGAAAAGGTGTTCCCTAATCTCACTGATGCAGTCAATAAATTGTTGCCTAATCTCGACAGCCTTGAGGCTGGCCTTGAGAAAGAAGAAAAAGAGGCGTATTTGACGGGGCAAGCCATTGCCGCATTAGATGCGCAGCTTGCGGCCTTAATGCCAACAATGGAAAACACCACAGAAAAAACTGACACATTTGCCGAAACACTTAAAAAACTAAAAGAAAAAGGCGATGAAATCAAAGAGGGTCTTGGCAATGCAGCGGTGCGTGGAGTTAAATCTTTGGAAGATGCGCTTGTTGATGTGACTATGGGTGCTGCTAGTGCAAAAGATGCGTTTAAAAATATGGCGCGGTCGATCATTAGCGATCTGATCCGCATCCAAATTCAGCAAAACATTACACGGCCATTAGCAGAGGCTATGAGTGGCGGTAATTTTTTCCAAACAATCGGCAGCGCACTTTTTGGCGGTGCTAGGGCTAATGGCGGTTCTGTTTCGGCTGGCAAATCTTATCTTGTTGGTGAGCGCGGCGCAGAAATGTTTGTGCCAAATCAAAGCGGGACAATTGTTCCGAACAACAAAATGGGGGGCGGTGTAGTGGTCAATCAGACCATCAACCTATCGGCTGGCGTATCGCAGACAGTACGCGCAGAGGTGATGGGTATGTTGCCGCAAATTCAAGAGGCATCGAAAGCGGCTGTGCTTGACGCAAGGCGGCGCGGCGGTTCATTCGGTACAGCGTTCGGGGTTTAATTATGGCTGAAACATATCCGTTATCATTTCCAACCCAGACCGGCATTGCACAAGTGCAGATCACAGCCACTGACGTTGTGTCTGTTACAGAAAGCCCTTTTACATTGTCGCAGCAAGTTGTGCGGCACGCTGGTGCGCGTTGGTCGGCAATCATTACGATCCCGCCCGTAAAGCGGTCTGACAGTGAATATTGGAATAGCTTTCTG